GAAATGGGCTGGCCAGGCCGCCACCACTGTGCCAGGCGATCCAGAATTCTGCGTCGGTCAGATCAATGGTGGATGCGCCGGTCACTGTCACCGTAGTTACAAGGCGGCCCTGATCGTCTTGCTCATGGGCGATAGGAAAGGTTTCCTCGGCATCGTCACCATCAATCACAGTCACCGCGGTGGCGTGGACGGGGTGCCCTGCAATGACGAGCTTGTCCGCTTCATTTCCCGCAAAGATGGTGGTGTATTCCACAATATACGCCGGGCTTCCGCGCACCGTTTCCGCGGAGCCGTCTGACGGATCAATGTACGCGCCTGGTGACCCGATGATCTGCGGGTACGCCTTTCCAAGGTGATCGAGGTGCGGGGCTGTCCATGTGTCAAAGCTCACCGTGGGCGCGTTGCCCATCAGCCGCGAGGCATCATCATAGGCCTGTTCCTCAACCGTGAACGCTGCCCAGCCAGATCCCCGGGTGGGGTCGCCCCATTGTGGATTGATGACGCGCCCAGCCATCAGCCGGAATCGGTCTTCCCAGGTTTGCTGAATCGTTCCCCACTTCTCGAGCACCATCGAAAGCTCTGCGGTGGCTGCTCCAAGGTCAAAGCCGTGGCGGCGCTCCTTGGCCACATCAACCGGGAAGTGAACTTCAACGCTGACGCTCTGGCCCTGGGGGGATGTGCTGAGCCGCTGAAGAGACAGGCTGAACTCTGGATCCTCAAGGCCGCCCTCAAATGTGACGGCGCCATCATCTGAGGCGAGATCGACCGGGCGCGAAGAGAAGCGGAAGACGCGACCCGCCCACGTGACCTCAAGAAGCCAGACGGGCGCAGCGGCGACCAGGTCAGCGCGGGAGAGAACGGCGGGCATTAGATAAGCTCACGCCCGGTGATGGTGGCCACCCGCACCACCTCGCCCACGCTTTGATCGCGTTCCTCCCCGTGGATCGACTCGACGCGCGCGGGGCTGGTGAGTCGGATCGCCACAAAGGAATCCCGGTGGGTCAGGTGGGTGAGGTCGGTGTCCTTGTTCACCCGCGGGAGGTAGACCACCGGGGTTGCTGGCCCGTCGAGCATCCCCACCAGGCCATCAATCAGCGATGGAGGATCCTGGTGGGTGGCAACTGGAAGGCCGCCAACTGAATCCGTGGCCTTTATGTAGTTCCCCGTTGGGCCATTCCCGCTGACGTTTGACGTGTCTATGCCGTCTGTCCATGCAAACTCGACAATCCGGGCAGCTGGACCCAGTACCTTGGCGCGGGTCACCCCGTCGAGTTGCTCCACCAGGTCAACATTTGCCGCGGTTTCAGTGGACCGTCCCCAGGAATACTGAGTTCCGAAGTAGACCACCGGGCCCACGATCAGGCTTCCGATCTGGAAATACCCATCGACGTTCGTGCCAGCTGCGATCCGCAAGCGGTAGCCCGCATAGGTGGCACCCAGGAGGTTGACCAGCACGCATACATTGGGCATCCAAATATCAGCCACTGTGGTGCCTGTGGTGGCCTCGCCTCCGGTGATGTCCTCGAGCACAAGGCGCGGCTTTGACGCGGCGCCATCCGTCCATAGACCCGCGCTATTGGTCTTGATGCGCCGGACGTTGCCTGTACTGAACTCAAACACACCGCCCGCGCACTCATTCAGCGCGAGGTATGGCTCATCCGTCGAGGCGTTGGAGCTTGACGGGATGATCGTGTTTCCCTGCCGGTCATAGCTCAGGCCGCCAAGGTGTTTCGCAGCGTCGATGCTCGCCAGGTTGACCCACGCCGAAGTGCCGTCGTCATAGCCTTCAAGATAGGCCAGGCGGAAATTGATGTTCAACAGCGCAATCCCGATGGTGTCCACCAGCGGGTTTGATTCGTCTGTGCCCAAGAGGGTCGCGTCCAGGGGCAGGGCTATGGTTTCTTCTGTCACGCCAGTACTGCGCCAGGCGACCCGGGGCGTCGGGCTCTCAGCCGGAAACACCCGCTCAATGGGGAAGTCATACCGGGTGTCAATGTGCCAGGTATCGCCAGATCGTGCCGGGCCATCGTGAGCAGTGATCCGGGTGCCACCGTCCACCCATTGCGCGTATCCTGGCCCAGCGAAAGCCCGCGGGAAGAGGTCGTCTGGGTTGGTCTGGCCAGTGGCCAAGCCCTGACCCGTGAAGGTGTCGTTGACGAACTGCACCCCGGTCCACTCGCTGCCCGTGCTGCCGGATGTCCCGTGGCCGAATTGGATGTTATCAGAGCCGCCGCCGCCTGATGATGTCAGGCCAGTCGAACTTGCCGCCAGCGTCCACTCTCGATCCGCATCTGTGGAGAACTGCCGAACCCACAAAGAGGCGTTCCCGTCATCCATGGCGACGATGAATTGGACAGGCTCAGCCCAGGCGGAAACTACGGTGTAATCACTGCCGATGGCGGCACCAGCGTTGATGTCTGCAAAGCGGATCTTTGCCGGGCTGAAGTCGCAGCGGACCGCCACCTCGTAGCCCGCGGAGCCGTCCTCCAGCTTGAGCCGCAGGGAGCAGGAATCATTGGCCAGGCTCCCGCCACTTGTGAGCTTGACGGTGCCAGTGGCAATCGCGCCCTCTGCCGGGGTCGATGTGATTGGCGGGGCCACATTGAAGTAACGGGTATTTCCAGACGTGGTGATCGTCATCGCGCCAGATCCGAGCGTGGATGTCCCCGCTCCAGTGGCTGTCCATCCAGCATTGTCAGGGGTTTCAAACGGCAACCAGTTCCGCAGCCAGCCCACCCGATCCTCTGCCTGCTTGAACAGCGTGAGGCCAGGCATGGTCAGCGTTGAATACCCGCCCAGGTACATGGCGCCAAGGCTGTCATCCTCGTTGGCGGTGGGCGCTTCCCAATTGTGGAGCAGGATCACCCGTCCAGCTTGCCAGGTCACCGCGAAATTCGTGGGATAGGTCGTGGTCAGGTAGCTCGTCCACCACTGGCCAAGTTCTGCGAAGGCGTTGGAATCGCCAACCCCGCTCCAAGTATCACCGGCATCGTATGACAGATGCGACACACACTCAGCCCCAGAGCCGCCTGTGATGCGACCAAAGACCCACAAGGTGCCGCCATCGTCCTCAACGGCAGCCAGGTCACCAGCGTCAGTGTAGACCGCGCCAGAATGGGTGGCGTAGTTGTTCGCCGAATCAATCGCAATCTGGTCCGCTGTCGATACCTTGGCGTATGCGCTGGCCAGGCCGCGGAACACCACGGTTGCCTCTGCATTCGTGCCGCCAATGTGAATCAGGCCGAACTTGCCACCCGTCACGACCACGTCATGCCCACCCAGCCAGATGTCTGTGCCTGATCCTGTCTCAATGAGATCGAAGCGGGTGCCAGCTGACGAGGACGCCCACTGGTGCCACAACTCGCGCGGATCAAGGCTTGTGTTGTTTGACTGAGTCTGGGCAATCAGGACGATCTGACCGTCCGCATATGCGCCGCGGATCCGGGTTGGCTTCCACCCGCCAGAAGAGGCGGCGATGGATACGTCATCTTTCAAAACATGCGACCCGCCAAGGGTCCATGTCGCGCCGCTGTCAGTGCTGAAATGCATACGGATCTGGGCAACCTCGTTGGTTGTGTCCTCGATCCAGTGGAACAGGAGGATCCGCTCATCAGGCAGCACGACCAGGCACGGGTGAAAGTCAGCAACGGTGGGCGCGAGGGTCTGCTCATGGATGGCGACGATGCTTGACCAGGCGCCCGTCGATGCGTTCCTGGTGCGAGCCACCACCCGGGTCTTTGATCCGATCAGGTCACGATCCTGGTAGGCAGCGATCACTGTTCCATCAGCCAGGGTGACGGCATGCGGATCCCGCGTGTAGCCGATAGCCCCGGTCCCATCTGTCCAGACGACATCCTCCCACGCGGTGATCACTGCGGGCACGTCGTGACCTCGCCAGGCGGTGTCACCATCCTCTTGCCAGACGAACCCACCACCATTGGGCTCAGGGTGGCCACCCTCGAGAGCTTGAACCCGCAAAGCCTTTGATGCGGCCTGGGTTCCTGACGAACTGAGCACCAGGTCATAGTTGCCCTGGGCTTCCGGGGTGCCAGGCTGCGGTCCCGCTTGCGTGACGGTGGATTCCGCGGCCCACAGATCAGAGGTGATCCGGGGGTCCATGACCAGGAGTCCGCGCAGCGTGTCTTTTGATTTGTCGATTGCCATCAGAATCCCTTGGCACCCACTCTGGAATTGCCCTTGATGGCCCGGCGCAGCTGCCCACCGCGGCGGGTTTCATCACGGGCGAACCGATCAAAGTGCTTGTATGCGTTGAGGACCACAACACCACCACCAGGTGACTCACCGCGATTGAGGGCGTTGACCCCGCCCTCACCGATGCGGGACACCGCCTGGCGCGTGAGCACCGCCTCACCCCGCAGGGCTGAGATCGTCTGCGAGTCAGAGCCGCCACCAATAAGACCGCCCATGTGGAACGTTGGGGGCTCCTGGCCTGCCACTGCCGCAAATTGTGCGGCATTGTTTGCCACTAATCCCGCGGTGAGTGCGGCAGCTGCGGGCGGAATATGCCCGTATTCCTTCCAAATGTTAGCGATTCCAACCGCGGTGGCTATCGCGATTTCAGCCAAGGCGGCCCCTTTGGCAAAGTTGAACAACCGCATATTGGCATCCCCGGTCGCCTCCGCTTGCTGCATCGCCAGTTCTTCCACCAACGCGCTCATACCAGCCAATGAATCACCCAAGCCAGAGACGAACGCCTCCCGCTCGTCTGCGATCTGATTCAGTTTGTTTTGGTGATCTTGGGCGGCCTGGGCTGCGGCTCTGGCGTTGGCCGTTTCGATTTCTTCAATCTGTTTCTGCTCGAGATTAAATTGCTTGTCTTTGATCGCCTGCAACTCTTCGGCTTGCTGCGCCTCAAGCTCGAATATATCCCGAAGGTTACGCGCCCACGCTTCTTGGCGGGCTGCGCGGATCTCGTCAGTCTCACCTAATTTGGCCGCCTGCTCGTCAATGCTGGCAACCGTGGCTTGGTATGCCTCTTCGATTTTATCCGCGTCGGTCAATTGGTCAGCGTTGACCTTCTTTCTGATGCGGTCAAGTGCCTCCTCTGCCTCGATCAGTTTTTCGATCTCACTCGCTGCGGAGGATGCCCCGGCTTTGTCCTTGGTGAAGACCCCGCCCGGCCCTGCTCCACTTGAGACAGAAACGATCTTGCGCTGTGCTCGCTGGTACCGTTCCATCTTGTCAACGGCAGTTTCCAGTACCTCGTCAATCCCCTTCGTTGCCCGGACCATTTGCCGCGATTCTTGGCGCCACTTTTTCAGCCCGGCAAGGCCATCATCAAAAACGGCGGCGGGCCACTTGATCGTCTGGATTGCGAGGGCAACCAGGTCAAATGATTCTGAGGCTGCGGACCCCATGAAAACGAGGCCCGCGGCCAGATCGTTGATCACCCCGGCAGCACCACCCGCGCCCAGTCCTTCCCCAATCGCATCAGCTGCGCCCCACGCGGCAGTCTTGAGCCCGGCCATTTCCCGCTGCCAATTGGCCGCGGCTTCCGCTGCGCCTGGTCCCACGTTGACACCGAAATCGCGCGCGGCATCAATGAAGGTATCAAGGGCAGTTGGATCACCCAGAGCTTGAAGCAACTTGGTACCGGAGGCGCCAAAGAGATCAGCCGCGCGCGCTGCGCGGGTCGTCTCATCCTCGATCCCAGCCAACGACGCGATCACATCGCGGAACACCACATCACCGGATCTCAGTGCGCCAGAAGCGGTATGGGTCGCCACCCCAAGATTTGCAAAGGCGTCTTTTGCCTTGACCACCCCGCGATCCGCATCTGCGAGAAGCACAGGCACCCGGGCAAGGGATCGGGACAGGCCAGCAAACTCAAGCCCAGATCCCTCCGCAGCCAGGCGCAAACCTGCGAGGGTTTCCGCAGATATCCCTGTTCTGGTGGACATATCCAGAAGTTCATTTTTGGAGTCTGCGATCTTCTGGTTGAAGGCAACAATAGCTGTTGTGGCGGCAGCGACCCCAACCGCGACCTTGCCGATCTGGCTTCCAAATTGCTTCCATTCTTTGCGAGAATTTTTTGCTGCCCGCTTCGCTGCCTTCTCTGCCTTCTGAAGGTTGCGGTCCAAAGCCTTCACCATGGCTTTGGCTTCCTTCTCTGTGATCCCTGGGATTTTCTCTAGGTTTGCCTTGAGATTGGCAATGTCCGCCTTATAGGAAATCTCAACGGTTCTCGATGCGCCAGCCATCAGCGACCCCCAGCAATCTTCAGCATTTCGTCTGCGAGGACTCGCACCAGGTCGTCAATACGTCGGCCCTTGGCGCCCGGCTTGAGAAGGAGGTCCACCGCTGGATTCTTCACTCTCTTCTCATCATTGATCACGTCTTCATATGGCCAGGCAGGCTTGATGTAGTAGGCATAGGAAGCCCGGTTGCGAACCGCGACAGCAAGTGAATCACGGGTCAGGCGGGTGACTTGCTCAAACTGATTGCGACTCCGGGCCGGATCTGTTTTCGCCTTCGCATAGGCCCGCCGCGCCTCTCCCAAAACCACCCGGTAGGGCTCCCGGTTGCCCTCGCTCAAGGACCGTAAAGCCCAGTTCCGCCGCCTGGTGGATACCAGGCGAGCAGGCCAAAGGCGGCGGGCGTCCTCCTCGACTTCCCCGGCGACCTTTTGGATCATCTTCAATGACCGTGGCAACGCGCGCGTGATGACGCGCTCGACATCCTTGACCCAGGGCTGATCAATCGTGGCTTCTGCCCGCCCCTTTCCCACAACGACCCTTGAACGAAACGCGCTCATTGGTCACCCAGCCAGAACGATTCAGCATCCTTGGCGATGGTGACATCCGACCGCAGCTGAGAACGCGAGGATCGCCGGGTCGCGTTTCGGATTCGGTCATAGGCGAGCACGGCGATCTGTTCCTCTCTGTTCAATGTTGCAAACCACCCAGGACGATCCCCATAGACGAGGGAGAGGTGGGTGGCTGTCAGGTCGGCGCCGCCTCTGCGGCTTCGGTAAAAACCTCTTGGCTTGTGACCTCCTCCTGGCGAGGGAACAGCGACTCACAAACGATGGTGATGACAGTGATCGCAGTGCTGATGATCTCTTCGCGAGGCAGCCCGCGCCCCATCAGGGAATTGTAAACCTGCCGGCCATATGCAGCGGGGCTGTAGTCAGTGGCCTCGTACGCCTTGATGCCCGGGGCCTGGAGCCCAGGGACGGCAAGGCCAAGGGCCGCGCAGAGCGCCCAGATTTGCCGCCTGGGTCGCGCCTCTTCTCGCTGCCAGGCGATAACCAGGTCTTCCCGCTCTGCGAACCCAGGCAGATGCACGGGATGATCCTGGCCACCAAGGCTGATCGTCGCTTGTCCGTTGGTCATGGTTTGCTCCCGTTTGGCCATCAAGTCAGAGTCATTCCGCCATAGACGGTCCCGCTGACGCTGAAGGAGTTTGGATCGCCTTCAGCGATGTCAAGAGAGACCCGGCAGTCATCGAGGGTGATCACATGATCGGCGGTGTCTCCGTGATCCGTTCCCTCAATTGTCCAAGTGAGCTTCAGCGTATAGACATCCGCGCTGGCGCCCAGGGTTGAAACGGCTGATCCAAAATTGCCAGACTTGAGGATAATGTCAGGCAACGTGTTTTCGCTGCCGTCTGACAGGTCTGTCAGGTGGGCAGAGAATGAGAACGTGGGGAACGTCCGATTCGTGTGCCTCACGCTCGCCAGGTCACCGCGGTCAAGGTAGGTCGTCGTTTCCTTGGTGCTCTGGTGGAGCCCGGAGAGCGAAAAATCACCGGCCTCATACTGGATGATCACCGACGCGGGCGAGCCTGCGCCGTCTTCAAGCGTAAGCGTCCCGTCACGGAAGTTTTTAACGACAGATGAAATGGCCATGACTAGGCCTCCTTCTTCTTCGCGGTCTTCTTGGAAGCCCGCTTGGTGGGTTCAGGGTTTGAGATCAGAAAGTGAAACGCGGCAATGCAGTCGAGACGATGCTTGGGATCCACCGCGGTCTTGATGGCCAGGTGCGGTTCAGCAAGATCAGCCCAGCCCGCCAGGTGGAGGTCGAGCAAGGCGCGTGCATCTTTGTGGGTCATGTCAAAGCCAACAGGTGATTGCAATCAAAATGGACCTCTCCGAAAAACCACTCCCCGGAGTCGTCCACCTCCCGCACTGGGACATCCACCAAGATCACTTGGAGCGCGGCGAGGATCGTGCTGTTCTGTGCCAGGCATGCCTTGATGATGTCGTGTTCCGCGTCGAGCGCCGTGCCATAGTCGGTGATCTGATCCTTGGGGCGCAGTCGATAGAGAAACCGGACAGCTGCGGTTGACCGCACAGTCATCCCATCGGTCACCCGCTGACGGTCGCCAATCGGAACGGTTCGCACCATGCCCACGGCAAAGCCCTTGTGGGCCACGCTGTTGGGATCTCGAGCGAAAGCCGTGTAGGGGGTTTTCGACTCATTAAACCCGGTGATGTCACCGACAGCGGTGGCCAGGCGTGAGCGCACTGCGGAGACAGACAGCGCCATCAGAAGCCCCGAGAAGAGAGCCAGATGGTGCCGACGCCCGACCGCCGATCTTCGCGGCTGTCTGGGAAGCCGTCGTCGTCTTCGTCATAGATGAAGGAGAGCCGATTCCAGCCAATGCCGTAGAGCTTGCCGTATTGATTTGCAAGCTCGAGCCACTTGCCTTCCCCGGCTGACATGTGGAAATCCACAAAGATCAGCTCGAGCGTTTTGAACATGTGGATCTCGCGGAAACTCGCCGGGCTCATCACGAGGTAAGGCCGGTTCCCTTCGCTGATCAGGCGGTTCTCAATCTCTGCCCAAGCCTCGTCGATATAGTCTTGATAGCTCGTCATTGAAGACGGGCGCAGATCCCCAAGATCGGAATGCCTGCGGGTGAGGTCAGAATCACTGATCACTGGATAGAGCCGCCGGCGCACCAGGCCAGCATCATTCCTGAATGTGTGCGTCACCCCGTCCGGCATGACCAGCGCCCACTCGACCAGCCAGCCCGCGCCCAGGGTCTCACCCGAGATCGTGCCGGATGCGACGGTGTACTGTGCGACAGAGCCGGTGATGGTGACGGCAGCCCCGTCCACAATCGCGGTCTGGTTCTCGTTGAAGATCGTGACTGTGCCAGATGAAGGCGCGACCTTGGCGCCCTCGCGCTTCACCACGCACTTGACCAGGTTGGCCCGGCCCTGCTCCATCCACTCAGGCGTAAGGAAAATCCCAGAATAGAGGGTGTCAGTGCTGGCCATGGATCACCCCTTCTTTTTTCTGTCAGCGCGGATCGCTGCCTTTGTGGCCTCGATCCTTGCTTGCTTCGCCACCGCAGAGCCACCCGCGTCAAAGGCGCGGCGGGTGATCTCCTCGATGGCTTTGCGTGGTGGTGTCTTTTCAGGCATTGGCGTCGGGCTTCTTCTTCCGGGTTGGCTTCTTCCGGGTTGGCTTCTTCATCTTCTCGAGCTTGGCCGTATCAGCAGCCGTGCGCGCCTTGGCAGCCGGATCGAGCTTGTTGGCATTCCTCGAGATCCGCTGCTCTTGCTGGGCGACCATGGCAGTCTTGATGTCTTCGTCCAGTGGCTCAATGAGGCCACTGTCCACCAGGCGGAAAAGGAATTCCTTGTATGCGTCAAGGTCGGGCTTAAGAATGACTTGCCCGCCCACTTGCTTGATGGTGACCCACTTCTCGATGTGAACCGGGCCGCCAGTGCCGTCATACACTTGCACGTACTCCTCTCCGACGGTGTCAGGATCGAGGATCGTCCATCCAGATTGGCGGGCGTTTTCACGCGCGTTCGCCTCGTTGAGATTGTGGCCAACGCCACCGATCCCGGGCTCCAGTTTCATCTTGGAAAGTATTGGGCACCAGTCACCATCAATGATGCCCCACCGCGTGGGGTGAGCCTTGAAGATGAAACTTGGCGACGGCGGCAGGTTGATCCGCTTTGATTTCGACTTGCGCCTGGTGACCTGTCGGCCTTTGATCGCGCCTGTGTCGGTGTCAGCTGGGTTGAATGCCATTTGGTTGCTCCCTTTGTGGCGATTGTTGAGGGTGAAAAGGGCGAACCCCGGGAGGCCCGCAGGGAGCAGGAATTGCAAAGCTCCCCGGGGCCGCCCCGGAAATTCGATCAGGCGTCAGTGATGATGGAAACGCCGCGTCCATCTTCAACGATGGCCACGCCCAGGAATCCATTACCGACCACTGTGGTCATAGCACCGGCGGCATCCCGCTCGAACTCGACCACCACCGGAGTACCGGCAGGCAGAACCAGGCCGCCCGCACCGCGTACCGCAGTCAGCGAGCCTGTGGCATAGCCCACGGCGCCAGCACCGAACATTCCACCAGCGCGATCAGCGCCAGCGTTTGCGGTCGGAACATGCGAGCTTGCGAAGATGTCAACACCGTTGAAGGAGCCGGCAAAGCCAGGTCCCTTGATGGCGAGCATTTCCGCAGTAGCTGGCACGTATTGGACGGCGCCAGCTTCAGCCCGGAGGCTGGACTGGAAGTCCGTCAGCTGCACCGGATGCAGGATCGCCAGGTACGGGCCCGTGACGCTGGACTGCGTCAAGGCGAACTGCGCGTCATACCAATCAGCTACCACCATATCGACGCCAGAAGATCCGGCCGTCGCGGTGAAGTCATCAGTAATCTGGCAGATCATCTCGGTGAACCGCATGTCATAGGATCCGACCATCGAGGCGGCAAGCCTGTCAGTGTCGAGGCCCACGCTATCGGTGATGTTCGCCAGGTCAGAGATCTGGTACTGGAGAGCCTGGCGCGCGATGGTGATCGACGGGCTGGCATCGGTGAGAGCAGTGTTTGACGTGCTGGCGTTTTCAGCAACGGCGGCCATTCGGTCGTAGCCGTCGAGGCCTGCCTGGGGCACCTCAAGAACAGTGGAGCCGCGGCCCGACAGATCGCCATAATTGACGATGGCAGGTTGCCCACGGAGGGAACCGCGATCAGCAAGAAGGAGAGCGATCTCCTGGTGGAGGACGGCAGCCAGGCGAAGGTCGCCCAAGCCAGAGTAATAGATTTCGTTTGCCATGGGGGCACCCGTGGATTGGTTGGTTGTTCACACAACTCACCGTTTTTCCGCGGTTACGGGTGCGACCCGAGGCGAGCAAATCAGAAATTGTCGAGATCAGTTTAAGGGGTCAGGGGCCACCAGGTCAAGAGATTGCAGAGCTTAGGCTGATTTCGCAGATGCCTTGATGGCGGCCCGTGCCTCCCGGTACTCCTCGACGCTCATCCGTGCGATAGCCTCCGGCGTGTACGCGCCAGGAGCCGCGGTGTGCGGGATCGCT